CCGGCCAATGATTCAGAGATTCATCGTTGAACCAGGCGCGAATTTTCTGGACAGCAAAGATGCCAGTAGCCACAAGTTGCCGTTTCGCGCTCGCAGTATCTCCGTCCAAGGTTGGCTTGGAAGCCGCTGCAAGCTTTTCCTGGATTTTTTCTTTGTAGAATTCAATTGTGGGTTCGATCAGCGGACGTGACGGGATATGGGCTAGGTCCGAGCCTTTGGAATTGATATACAGCACGGTGGCCGCATTCAGGCCGTTGTGATCATGGGCACCGCCTTCCGGGATGCCAACCAACACGTCTGTGCGCGCCAATTTCTTGACCGCTTCCCAGTCGATCTTTTTGTGTACCGTTCGTTCCACGGATAGTTGCATCGCAATCCTCAATACAGATACATCGGGCCAGCACCAACGATCTTGGCAAAAGATGCCAACTGCTGACCGTAAATCGTCAAATTCCATCCTGACCAGTCATCCAGCCCGGCAAGTGCTTGGTATCCAACCGAGACATCTCCGACGCTGCGGCTGATTTGAATGCCGCGCGAAACTCCCATTTGCGCGGCCTGACCCATCGCGGGATTCGAGACCGAATCGCTCATCAAATAAAGCGTGGCGAAATGCGCGATGAACCACGCCATCGCGGTCGTCCACATTTCCTGCCAACGCGCCTGCATCAGACACGCATTCGCCAGGATGAGGTATGCCTGCAATGCAAACGTGGAAACCAACGGCGCGTTGTAAGCGTTCACGGTTTCGTTGGCAGTGGTAGCGGTCGCATTGTTGGACATCGTCCAATTCAATCCGCTGCCGGAAATCAGGACTGTTCCATCCGGGATGTCGGTCCCGGTAATCAACATGCCGACCGCAAAAGGCGAGCTGGGCAAGTTGGCGAATGCAATGGCTGGCTGGCCACTTACGATGGAAGCCTGCACGGTAGCCGGAACTCCACCGAACTTTGGAAACATGTTGAGAAAGTCCGGCAAAAAATAGGGAGGGTTGGTCCCCGTGATGACATTGGAAGCACCGCTGAAATCGTATTCGGCAACCTGATTGGAGCCGCCCCAGTTGACAAAGAGAAGCAAATCGACATTTGGCGGTCCGGCGGACATGGAAGGTTCCTTTTAGACTGCGGGTTTCGCCGGTATCTCCAGTGTTTTCTTGGGAGTTTCCTGTTTTCTTGGAGTTGCGGCAACGATATTGTCGCTGTTCACGATCTGTCCACCTTGCAACCCCAACTGATATTCCGGGGTATTGGCAATCCACTCGGGCGCAGCGATGAACTCGATTCCCGTCTTGCCCAGAAGCAAAGACTTCAGAATCCCGCCGTTCTTGTCGTATTCATGGAACATGAACTGTTGTTTCAATTGGATTTTCAAATGCCATCTCCATAGACTGCGGTGGTTGGCCGATACCACATGATTTGCCCGATGACGCCGATAAATCCGGTCTTGAACGATCCGCCGCGATCATCGGTGGGAATCGTATAGAGCGTGGTAATCGGCTGCGGGATTTGCAGCATAACCGACTCTTTGGCGTTCTTGTAGCAAAGAGCGCGGTTGGTGCCACCTGTTCCTTGTCCTGCAATCCAGGGATTCGGCAAAGGATTGATGGTGAAAGGCCGCCCCATTTGCGCCGCAACGCTATACTTCTCGATGTATTCCTTGGTGCTCTGGCATCCGGCAATTGTCATCGGCTGGGTAATGGTCGCATACGAGCTATAAGGCACCAGCAGCGTGTCCGCCATGCCTTCCACTCCGTCGTATCCGCTGGCTTCCAGCGTGGTCAGAATCAATTGGTTCACATCGTTCAGAATTTCATTCGGCGTTTTCGATGCCCACGTGGAAGAACCGGAAGCTCCATTTGGCAGGACTGTGGCTGACACCGCCGTATTGTTTATCAAGCCCGGCTGTCCATTGAATCCGAAGTAGGTCACATAATCGAGCGCTTTGTTCCACACCGTTTTCACGGAAGTATTAAGCAAATCGACAAGGCTGAGCGGAGGCGCGATCCCCAGTTTCTCCGATGCCTCCATGCGCTTCATATCCAGCATGGAAACGGTCATGGCGGTCGCCCAGTTCCACGCCTGCCATTCACCCTTCTGGATATCGACTTGCACCAGATTGACTTGCGTGGCATTTGTGCCTTGCAGCCCATATTCATTGGTGCCGGTCGAAGTATAGTTCGTAGCCCACGATGCGATGTTCTCGATGAAACCGCCACCCGTAGCAATATACACATCGCGGGCATGGGTTACCGATTGCAGCGGCTTGACCAGAAACACTTCGCTGATGATTTCCAGCTGCGATGCCAGGAAGCTGTAGCCTGAAGAGCCAGCCGCCGCGTCCGTGCCTCGCGCCTGAATGCCGCGCTCGCCCGGTTTCACTCGAAATTCTTTAGGGACATACATGGATGCTTCTCCTTCATCAAGCCGATTGCTGAGTCAACAACGTGATTCCGGTATTGTTGTTTTGATCGAGCACGCCATTCGTGAAAACGACGCCGCTCAATTCGATGGTGTTGGTCCCGTCCGCCGCCGCTTCCAGATCGCCGACTTTCCCGGCAGGAATGCTACCGTTGACCAAAATGCGTAGATAGACCGGGCCTTGCGATACCGGCGTGCCTACGTTGATCGTGACGCCCACATCGCCCCAAACCAAACCTTCGCACTGGGTGCCTTGAAGATAACTGCCAATAATTGCGCCGCCCGGAGGATACGGAAATCCCAAGGTTGCCGTCACGTTGCGGACGGCGATCCCGGCGAACCGCGCCGCAGTCATCGTGCCGCCGCCAGCAATGAAGTCGGCCACGCTCTGCCAATTGTCTCCGCCACCGCTTGCATTCGGCACGACCACCATCGTCGATCCGAAGAAAATCGGATTGGGAGTCGTGGCCAATACTGGCCGCGCCTTGATCTTCGGGGGATACAGCATGGTGGGCGCGCCGGTAAACGTTTGGCCGGTGCCCAGGACGGGAATGATTTGTCCGAAAGACTGTGAAGACATGGTTTAGCTCCTATTTCTTGTGCAATTCCGCGTACATGGAATTGAGCTGTTCTTCGATGACCTTGTTGCCGAACAATTCGCTGTTCTTGGCATCTTGGCTACGAGTGCGCGTGGCGGCGGAGAAGCGTTTGTATCCGTTGCCGTCTCCGGCCTTGGACTTGATTCCACCGGATGCCTTATACAGCGTGGAAAACTGTTTCTTCAGCTTCGAGTCCGTGCTCCGCGCAATGATGGGTCGCATGGCCTTGAGTACAGCCAGCGCCGAATCCGCGCCTTTGCTGTAGGAATATTCCCCGGCATCCTCGCGTTCCGTGGTCGGTGTCGGCTGCGGGCTTTCGATATACTTCTTGCGCTCCGCCTCGGAGCTTTCGTCTTCGCTTTCCAGAGGAGATTCCTCGGAGTGCTCCGGCTCTTCTTCTTCCTCTTCTAGGTGCTCATCCAGCAAGCGGCGCAATTCGTCCATATCGACATCGCTGGCGCGCGCATCGCGCTGGCGGCTGGCGCGGCGCTTGTCGAGGGCGCGGTCTAGCGCCTTGTGCAGGCGAGCGCTTTCCTCTTCGTCCGCATCCATGCCTTCGCAATCGCGGCCCCGCTCGGTATCGCGGTCGGTGTAGTCCTCGCGATCTTCCCGGTCGCGGGCGCGGCGCTTATCGAGCGACCTCTCTTTGTTCTCGTGGACTTCCTCTTCCTCTTTTCCGTCCAACCCGCGCATCGCCGTGGCGGCGCGCGCAATCTCTTCCGGCTCGGCATCTTTCGCGAAAACTTTGAAGCCCAAACCCATTAGGACTTGACGCATGTTTCGATTCATATAATTGCTTCCTTTCGCATCGTTGATCCGTGCATCCTCACCGGCGCGGGCATCGCCCACCAACGCGAGATGATTGCCGCGAATTTCCCGCTGTTCGAGAGTTCCAGCTTCAGTTTTGAAAAGTTTGTAGTCGTAGCCGCATGAAAGTTCCCGCTTGCCCGAACGCACCTGGCGCAAAGCGTCTTCGTGCTTGATAAACACATCGGCCAGCAATGGGTAGTTGCCATCGTCCAAGGCTTCCTCGCCTCTGCGGACATTTTGTAGATGGCCTTTTTCATATTGATCGATATTTGTTGGAGAAAGCCATTCGGTGGGATGAGAGACTGTGAAGGGTTTGCCTTCAAAACTTTTGATGGTGTCGGGATGAAAAACTTCCGAAGGGTCGCGGTATACATCGAATGTGTCGCCCAGTTCGTACTCGACTTCCAGCTTGTCAAGGGCTTCGCGCAGTTCGCTGGCGGAATACTTCTGGAAGCCTGTCCGGGCAATGACGGCGTTCTGGCAGATAAGGTATTTTTCCGGCGTTTCAATGATGTTTTCGGAGAGGTGGGTGCCGAAATATCCCTTGGCCACATAGGTTTCCTTTGCTTGCTATGCTGAATTTAGCAAAGGATTTGCCCAGAATTACGGAATCGAAAAACAAACCGTTTACGGATTGCACGCGATTGGTTTATATTGATCGCAATGACAGAACGTATGTACTCTCCACGAACGGCGGCACGGGAACTGAATGTTTCACGTGGAACACTCTACAAGTGGCTTCGCGAAAAGCGCCTGACCCACGTTCGCATGGGCAAAAGCATGAAAGCCCGGCTATTCGTGCCGCAAAACGCCATCGATAAATTCCTAGCGGAGAGCCGAGTGGAAGCGGACTAGCCCAGCGCCCGGAACTGCTTCAGGGTCATCCGCTCGATCTTTCCACGGCGGTAAACCTTGTGCGGCCACTTCACGTCTTCCGGGCCCGATATCGTAGCTGCGATGCACCGGCACCGTGGCGCGCGGCCAGCATGATAATGCCCCAGCTTCGACCGTATGCCAATCAGTTTCTCCGGTGCGGGCGGATCGCTCCACGTTACCAGTACCCCATTCATGTGCCGATGCGCCTGCCGTTCCCGCGCATCCTCCGCGCCCAGCCATTCGTACCACTCGAATCCATACGCTTGCGACTGTGCCTGCTCTAGCACGCTGGATGCCCGCGCCGTCTCCGTCCGCGCAATCAACTCGACTTTGGTGCGCGATAGCTTGGGCAACGCTCGCCGAATCGCTTCCGTGGCCTGCCGCGTGGTCAAACCTTGCGTTTGCCAGTGCAACGCCTCATGCCGCAATTCCTGGCGCACACTGCGAGGTACGCCTGCAATCTCGACTTCAATTTCCTTTTGGATTTGTTCGATGCGGGTTCGTAGGACGCCTTGCACCATCTGCCGCATGCCCGCATGAATCATCAAGTTGCCCGCGTGCTGCTCTTGCCACTCACGATCCAAGGCCACCAACATGCGACGCAATTCGGCTTGGATTCCCTGGCGGACATGCAGTGGTAGACCCCTGTCGCCGCTTTCGATGGCTTCTACACCTTGCGCGATCAACTGCGTCATCCGGTGGCCAGCGCGGGCTATCCACTTGCGGTCGCGCTTATACTTCCGGCTCGGTCTCGGCATGTGTCGTCCGCTTCAGTTGGCTGGCTGGGTCGGATTGAGCGGGCTCCAGGCTGGCAGCTTCTTTCTGCTGTTCCACCATCTGTTTGTTTTGCTCGGCGGGCGTGGGGCCGAACGTATCGTCCGCCGCATCGATCATTTCGTCGGTCACATTGGTAAACACGTTCGTGGTCTGCGATAACTGTTGCAACTCCTGCAAATATATCTTCTGTGTGATCCCGCCCGCGTTGTAGGCTTCGATCAACGGGGTCGATACCTTGACGACAAGATCGGCCTTTTCCTCTTCCGTCAGCACCCGCAAGCTGGGGAAACGGATGTCCCACTCGTCCGGTACTTCGCCCCAAAGACTCATCGCCACGATGGGATACAGTTTCATCAACTGCGGACGGAGTTGATCGTGTTGCAGCGCGGCAATGGTTTCCTCGTATAGCCGTTCGTCCGCATCGTTGGTCTGGCCTAAGCCCGTCATGGTGCGTCCAAACAATCGCGTTACAGGTATGCCGACCGCGCCCGCCAGGTCCATCTGGAATTGCTGATAGATTCCGTCCAATCCGCTAAAGTTGTACTGCACGCTTTCCAGGCCACCATTCTCCGGCAAGATCAACATCGACTGATTGCTGAGAAGCTGGTTTTGCGCTTCCATGATTTGATAAAACTGGGTCAATGCTTTGCCGCTCATACCGACGCCGCTTAGCATTTGCGCCAACTGCGGGTTTTTCTGAGCGATGATGTTCGCGCGAAACATCAATGCCAACATGGCCCAACTCGCGTTATCGCGCTTCTTGATTTCGTCGAACACGACTTCGAGAACGCTGATGCCCCACCATGTCATGGCCTGATTTTCTGGGATTGGCACTTCCGGCCCGACAAAACGCATGATGCGAGAAGCGTGGACACGCCCGCTGGAAGTGGTGTCTTCGGCGGTGATCGTGTAGTATTCCGGCAAACCGTAATCGTCCGGGCGATTGAGATCGTAGCAAATGTCGCCATCCGGTGAGATGCCAACCCAGCGGTCGAACGGAATCAATCCCAGAAACGAGCCGGGCACGACCTCCTCCACATCTAGCGGCTCATCCAATTTGTTTTCGTGGCCGTCGATGACAATCAACGCGCCCGCGCCGCCATAGAGCCGCGCCCATTTCAGCGTCCGCAATATCTGTGCGCGGCTGCTGGATTTTTCCAGAAAAGCGTTGAACTGTTTGATGTCTTCCGGCGGAATGTCCCCGGTGATTTGCGGCAACGTCCGCACCATGTCCTGCGCGACCGTTTCCACGATCCGCCGCGCAATCCAATGATTGCGATACATGGTCAGCATCAGCCAGTAATTCAGGCTGATGCGCGTCATCTCGTAGGTTGTGCCTTGGCCTAGCGATGGAG